AAAATTGCAGTCCAATAGGCAATGCAATACTTGGGTTAAAGTCGACTATTTGGTTGTAACCTAAATCTAAACTCTGTAATCCAATTGGTATAGCATAATAAAATTCTGTTATAGTATTTCCTATCACAAAAATTTCAAAAGCATCACTACAAGCAACGCTAACCACATAATCCCCACTGATAGAATAAGTATGCGTTAAATTGCTATCAATAGTACCATCACCCCAATTAATTAAAGTAGCGCAGTTGTTACCGTTAGAATCTAAGAAACAACCAGTTAAATCTAGCGATGATACCGAGGAGAATTTAACAGAGAAAGAGTACGATTGAATTGGTGAAGGCGTTAATCCGATATTGTCTAAATACGCTATTGATGTATGTAATGAGCCACCATACAAAAAGTATTTAGGTAGTGATGTTTGCAACCCTGACAATGTAAATGTAAATGCAGTGTCGTCTTGCATTTGCTCACCAGTATTTCCCGTTAGAGCAGTTGCGTATAAACCGTTTTCAAGTCCGTAAATTTCAATATCTCCGTTATCCGTTTCAAAGAACACGACTACTTTACTAGCACCATAAAGACTAACTAAGCTATCTCTTTGTTCAGGTGTTGTTGCGTATGCCTTTAATATTGCCGTGTGCTTAAATACGTCTATATTTACGTTTTCAATCGCTTCAACATTTCCGCTGTGACTACCTTTTTTACTGATTACTTTTTTTAGTTCGTATGGATAATTAGTGTTCCCGTTTTCTTTTGTAACTAATGAATTTACGTAGCCTAATGAATCATAAGTATAGCTTTCAATTTGTTGTAATTGAGTAATCCACACACGCTTATTGACACCGCCTACGTTATCTCCGCATGACTTTGTAATTGAGCGCAATATGTCAACACAATCTACCATCTTTTATTTGCTCCGATTATTGAAAATGAAAGAGTATTTTTTTTAGCACCACATTTTACGTTTGACTTGTAAACAACACCGTCAAAAGTATATTTATGATCACTTAAATATTTCAGCATCTTAATTTCAAAAACATTTTTTTTGCCTTCAAAACAATTCAATAATTCAGCTCGTCTTTTGTCAGTAACCGCCCCAAAACCTTCTTGAACATATTGTTCTAATCCCCATTGAGTAGCGTGTAACCCTAAAAATGGAGAATACCGAACCATCGTACAAGCCGAAATGTACGGCAACACCACCATTTTAAAAAATTCGTCTAGTTCTGGTTTGATTAATGAAGGTGAATTAATCATAGTGTCAATATCTTCAACTAATTGGTCGTCAACAATAGACGGCATATCCATGGTCTCAGCATCGAAAATACATTGGTTAATTTGTGGCAAAGGAGTATTTGGAGAAAGTATTGCGAAATACTTAATAATATCGTTAACTGTAACCCATATTGAAATATCGTTTATCATGGTGCAGTTGTTGTTGGTTGTGGTGATTCAATACCTAAAGCATTCAATAGCTTTTCAGGTGGAATCAAATCAATAACTTTAGTAGCCAATAGTGGAGAAAGCGAATTAAGCGTTTTGAGTATTCTATCTCCCTCCGTTGGTATGTTTATTTCAACACCAAACTCAGAAATAGTCCAATCAATCGAAGTGCCATAAAGCATTTCGAAAGTTTCGGTTATTAAACGCTGAATTGGATTAACTGTAATTCTAAGCATATCACTAGCTTGTGCAATGGCTTTGTCGTTACCTAAAACGGATGCCTCACTAAATCCTAATAACACGGGATGCACACCAAACAACTTGCAAACAGCACGTTCGATAATGTCACGCTTTGTGTTTGATGCCTCTAAAATTGGTTTCGGGTCATTGCCGGTAAATGTCGGAACTTGCTCAGGCGTTGCAACAAAGTTAGTCATAACCCCGAATCGGTCTGTTAAACCGTCTTTATTTTTCTTTAAGCCAGTGAACTGCATCATTGCAGATTCGACTTTTTGTCTATCAGTTAAACCGTCTTCGTCTTGTGTAGTGTCGTCAATGCCTATAAAAGTCATAATGCCACCAAGCGCAAAGCCATTTAATACAGCTTCGTAATCCATTTTAGAAAGTTCACTCGATGTTTTTAAGTCTTCAAGTGAAGCAACGTAATCTGGAATAGGGTAAATATCGCTATCAAAAGGGTTGCCATCGTACACATAAAGAATTTCACCACGTCCACCGTAGTTTTCTTTGTTGTCTATAATGTCGTTATAGTTTGCAATAGTACCTTTGAACGGTTGCAAAGTAACCCATTTATCCTTTTCGTATTTCTCAGTGCCTATTGTATTATTGAAATAGAAATCTCCGTTTATACCGCGTCTTACCTTATGAAAAGGCATTACGGTAATCTTCCCAACAGCACCGTTTCCAAGTCGTGACACGTGCAATGCAACACCAGCGAAGTAACCGAAAGACAACGCTATCTTACCAAGTATTTTATCCGCTGTTTCTTTCCCGTTTACTCTATAATTTGATGCTATGTCATTAACGAAACCGTCCGCTTGTATGTAATCAGAATACTTTTTACAAGCCTTTTTTGCAGTTCCGCTATTGTTGATTATATTGATTAAGTCTAATGGTAGTTGGTCATTATAACCATACTTATAATACCCATTAGCTTTATCCTTATATGTTTGAGGCAGTATGTTCCTGAAATAAACAACAGAAGACGACCTACCAAAAGTTTTTTTCATACAATATTTTTGTAGTCAACCTCCCTTTCTTTTATTGTGCTAAATCCTTTCGGGTGTATCACAAGTTTTTTAGAAGGTTTGATACAAAGGTATATTTTTTGGTAGTCAATTAGAACTGCGTCTGTAATATGTTTAGCCCTATTGAACATATCTAGCAAGTTGTCATAGGCACAAGCATTGACAATGTAGGCAAACGCTCCCCATGTCATATTTTGTTTAGTAAAATTTTGGTCAAAGTAACTTGGTCTACGACCGAATGAACCGCCCAAATAAAGTATATGCCAATCTTCAGGCATAACCGAAAGATAGTATTTAAAATCTTTCTCAAACGTATCAGTAAAAACAATGTCGTCTTCAAAAATAGCAATGCAAGGGAGTTTGTTTTCCCTTGCATACTCTATTGCTTTAATGTGTGATTGTAAACAAGCGTACTCGTTATTGGTTACGCCTAAAATATTCGACTTTACAGTTGAACCGTCAACAGCTTCTAGTCTTTCGATTTTGGTTTCCGTCCCCGTTTGCCCTTTGGTTTTTCTTCCAAAACAGTTGCCCGTTTGTTTGGTTGCACTGGAAGTAAATCTTTCTCGTCTGTCTTTACTTCGGTCAAGGTTGATAAAGACTGCGGGAATTGGGATTTGGACGGGTTTATATTTTTTTTTTCACCGGTAATTAAAACAAAGCAATGTTCTTTGTCATGGTCGATAGCAAGTTGCACAAGTTCATCGGTGATATTGTCTTCAGTAATCTTTACAATGTTGCCACTTTTAGAACGAAAAGTAACGCTCCCTATTCCCTTTACTAACTTATACTTTGAAATTTTCAAATCCATTTTTAAAATTTTTACAAGTTTACTAATATTCTTTCAATTCCTAAAATAGAATCATGTCTTACTATACTATATCGCATCGAATTTAAACCGCTATTTTGCCACGTTTGCCCCGTATTAACACAAAGATGTTTATTAACTGAGTATTGCGCTGTAATCGGTTGCTTATCGTGTTTTAGTGAATAGTATTTGTTATTCTCAAACACAATAGAAATGTCGTTTATCTTTGCTCGGTTGTAAAGGTCGTCATCTTCACCGCCCCATCCCCAAAAGTCATTGCTAAACCCGTTACATTTTAAAAATGATTCGGCCGTAAAAGCTGTAACACCCCCAAAGCAAGTTTGATAAGGCTGTTTATATCCAAACTGTTCACATAATCCGCTTAAATGTTTTGCCCCTTTAAATCCTAATTTGTAAGTTGACAAATCATGTGCCAATAAATCAACATCATGAAAACAAACCTCGCTATCTTCGCACTCGTTAAATCCAATGTTTAGCAGTTTGCCCCTATTGAATAACTTGTTATCAGCTTGTTCAACTACCAACAAATCAAAACCTTTATAGTGTTCTTTGAACTTTTGTAAGTGTTCTAATCGGTTGCGATATGGAATTATTAGTTTCATTATTTCTGTTTCAATACTGCATACTCAATGCAATTATTAATCCTATCCGTTTGCGCTTTGTCTTTACCATATTCCCTACTATACCATGAATGAATCCCAATAGGTTCATCGTTTATTTTTATAACGGTGCTAATGCCGTCCGTACTTTCGATGTGAGTGAAGTTTGTGTGTTTAAAGTTCAAGTGTAGCCAATAGAACAACCCAGCGAAAGGCTCGTCTAAATTTCCGTTTTTCTCTACTTTATTTGCGTATTCAAACTGCTTTGAATTGTCAAACTCTAGTATTTTAGCTCTAATCGCACTCACATTAAACACATTAAAGAAAGGGTTGGAATTGAAAGGCGACTTGTTTCGGTGTGAAATTATGCCACCATCTGGAACGCCACAATAGACAATGTCGTTTTTTACCATGTGGCCAATAACCGAATCAATTAAATTTTCATTGATGCAAAAGAAATCTTCGTCTGCATTAACAATAAATCCATCGTAATCAGTGCAATTTAGTAAATGAAGTAAATAGTCTACTGCACCATTAAACCCTGCAAACTCTTTTTTCTGAATGAAAATATTATCGTCACGCCAAAGCGATTTGAAAATATTGTACAGCTTGTCATTGGCTGAACGGGTTACTATTATTTTAATCATTGTATTTTTGCTTTATTGATTTCAATTTGATTCTTAATAACCTCGCACAACTCAAATTTATCCGCACGTTTAAACTCAATCAATTTCTTTTTGAGTTCGTATATCCTAGCTTCGATTATTTGCTTATTAGATGCGTTTGCTTTATCGATATTGCCACGGTAATACTTAATAAGCATTTGGTAGGCATCACGTAAACAAGACGAGCAATTCTCTTTTAATTCAGTTTTGTAAACTTCTTTATAGTAGTATCTAATCTTAACCGCATCGACTGTATAAAAGCCTTTTGAAACGATGTGTTCGTTTATTTCGGTAAGTAGGTTAATGTTAGTCATTATACAAAAATAAAAAAACCTCCGATTTCTCGAAGGTTTTTCCATTAATTTTTCGATTTAGTATTAAACCGCTTCTGAAATGTTATCCAAATAAGCGATTGAAGTTGCCAAAGTTCCACCTGCTAAGAAGTAGTTAGGTAGTTTTCTTTGGTCACCGCTCAATGTAAGTGTAACCGCTGTGTCATCTTGCAAACCAACACCTGTTCCACCACCTAATGCAGATGCTTCAAGCCCTTTATCGAAGCCATAAACTTCAATTTGACCGTTCTCAGTTTCAAAAAATACTACTAATTCTTCAGCATTGAACATTGCTTCAACAGATTCTTTCTGCGCTTGTGTTGAAGTGTAGATTTTAAGGATAGCATTGTGTTTGATAAGGTTCACATTGTCACCAATAGTACCTTCATACGTTCCGCTATGTGAGTTTTTATAGCTTGTAATCGTTTTCAAAGTGTACGATGCAGAACTAGAATCAACACCCATTGTAATGGTGTTAATGTTTCCATCTGAATCGGTTGTACTCGAAGCGATTTGTGGCAACTGAGTAACCCAAACTCGTTTATTTACACCTCCAACGATGTTTTTGTTTGCACAAGATATACCTATGCTTCTAAATAATTCAATGCAATCTTCTGCCATTTCTTTCGTTTTTAATTGGTTAAAGTTTGGGGGCGACTAACCGACCCCCTCACTAAAGTTTTTTAGAATCCAGCGATAACATTTAAGTCACCGAATAAGTAAACATAGTCTACCATTGCTGAAGCTGGAGAGTAAACAATGTCGTCTTTGCGGTCATAGAACGGGTCAACCATTTCAAATCCATCACCGTCAATCATAATGTGATGGTTTGAACCAACGGTTAATATTGCTCTGTGCGGATTCAATGTTGATGCTGGAGAACCAGTTACATCGTATAATTTTAATCCACGGTCAACAAAGTCAACTACATAGAAAGGAGTATCATTGTATGTCAATTTATTGATTCCTTTAGTGATGTAATCAGTTTGCAAAATGCTTGTCATTCCAGTTTGAGTTTGCAAGAATCGTTTGTAAGCAGATGCGATTGAACGAGTTACAATAAGCACTTTCGTGTTATCGGGTAATGACATCAACTGCTCAGATTGTGCATTGTAAATTCTGTACATTGTTGCCTCAATGTTTGCCGGTAACAAATCAGTATCGGTAATCGCACCGGCATCTACTGTACCATCACCATCAGCAACACCAGTCAAAAGCGCCTCGTAAACACCACTTGCACCTGAAAGGAATGGAGTTGTATTTGAAGTTGTAGCAAGGAATGTTTTAAGCAATACTCCATTGTTTAAAGAGTTTGATTGCTTTTCAACAATACGGTTAATGATTTCTGGATATAACTCACCTTTTTTGTAACCATCAGGCAACTTGTCACCAAACACCGATTTAACGAAGTCTGTGTAACATTGTTTGAAAGATAACTCGAGTTCTTTAGGGTTCAATGCTTTTTTCTCAATCGCAGAACCTTCAACGTAATTCCATCCACAAGCTGTTTTTAGTGATGGTACAGCCGTAAAAATGCTGTCATAATACAACTCTTTACCAATCTTTCCGAAGTGGATGTTAAAAGGTAGTTCATTGATTTTCGGGTCGTTTAGCAATGGTGCATAGAATAATTCGTATGCAATGCTGTTATTTTCGGGTAATGCTGTTACTGCGTTTGCCATTTCTTATCGTTTTTTTTGTGGTTTTAAAATTTAATTTTTTGCGTTTGCTTTTTCTTTTCGCATTGCAACTACTTTTTCCAATGCTGTTGGCTCTTTTGTTTCGCCTTTATCTTTCCCATTCGACTGTCCTCCCTCAGCTTTAAAGTCTTTCCCAGTTACAAGCATTGCTTCAAACTCAGTTACTTTCTTAGCCAATGCAACAATTTCTACTTTCGTTTCGTTGATAACATTTTCTTTTTCAGCAACTACATTTTCCTTTTCAGCTAGTTTAGCTTTCAAGTCGGCAATTTCTTTTTGTGCTTCTGCTAATGCGTCTGGTGCATTATTGTCGGCTGGTTGTGGCTCGGTAACCTCAGTTACGATACCATTCACAACGATTAAAATAATCGAATCCAAAGTGTAATCACCATCGGGTAGCGGTGTTGTCATTGCTTCGTCTGAGAATACTGGAGTGTCTTTAGTCACCATAGTACCATCGAAATAAATCTTAGTACCGTCAACTGTTTCGGTGTAAGCGTTTTTGAATAGTGACTTTACGATTTTAGCCATGAAACCTTTGATAGTTCCTAACTCGGCTTTGAGTTCTTTGTTTTCCATTTCTGTTTGTTTATCGTTGTTTAAATATGCTACCAATCTGTATTTTGTGTACGCTGAAATTTGCGTTTTATAAACTTCGTCTGCGAATCCATACTCTATTGCTTCGGTTGCAGAAAGAGTAGTTTGTCTATCTAGTATAGGTTTCAAATCATCTTCGCTTTTTCCAGTAACAGTTGCGTAAAATGATTTGATTTTGTTTTCAGCGTTCTGCAAATCTTCTTGAAGTAATGCAAGGTCTTTAGCTTCCATCGGAGTTGGTGAACTAGGTTGCCAAAAAGGATTATGTACAAAGAACTCTGAATTTTCAAACATCATTCTTTTACCTTTCCTTCCAGCTTGGAATATTACCGTAGCAATACTTCCACACATACCGTTTACAATAGTATTAACGGGGCAATCTAATGCCATAAGTCGGTCGTAAATAGCAAAGCCTTCTGTAACAGAACCACCACCACTATTTATATAAACATTGAGTTCATCAACTTTGCCGATTCGGTCAAGTTCTGCGTTTAGATTGGTTAATGAGAATGAGTTTGATACGTCATCAAAAAACCCAGCCTCACCGATATAACCGTTAATGTATATTTTCTCCGTTTTCACAATACAAAAAAACTACTATATTTGCTTAGTATTCGCTTTTATACCTATTTTGGGGCTAAATAAAAAAACAGCTATGTTTAAAAAATATCTAAACCTTTTAAAGCCTTATGTAATATTGTTTGCAGGTGGCTACTTATTTTGTTTGTTAATCTCTTTTGAGTTTAACCCACTAAAATGGAGTGAGTTTGTAAAGTTCTTATTTTTTGCACCAGTAATTTTATCGCTTAATGCAGGTAAGTAAACACGCAAGGCAATACAAAACAACCTTTTCACGTTCATGGGAGCGTAGATTTTTAGCAGTACTTCAAAAGTATGGAGTAAAGCAATCTGAATTTATAAGGGAATCTATTAAAAAAGAGATTACCCATTATGAAGAAAAGGGTGGTAAGTAGTTACAACTCAGCAAGATTAACGCTACTGTTTACGCTCTTAGTGAATTGACTGAACTCGTCATAGTTTAGCGTTGGTGCTGGCATCTTTTGTATAGCCATTTCAAAACTCTTTGCCATTTCGTTATTACTTATCATTGATGCACTTGCTGAACGTGCATAGTAACCTCCGTCACCTTGTGGAATGTAACCGGTTGCGAATCGTTTACGTCCTAGCTGAAAGTTAGGTTTATTCCCTACCGACATTTCCATTTGTGCTAATATAGGCGCAAATCGTTCAGTAGCCTTTGCAGTCATTACCGATTCACCACGGCTTAACTTAGCATCAATGCTATCACTTGTACCAGTTCCCGCTCCATCCAAACCGATTACACCCGTTGCGAACTTTGGCGGTGGAGGTGCTTTTTGTGAACTGATTACGGCAATTTGAGCGGCTGTTGTTGCAGCAATGGCAATAGCGGCAATAGCACCCGCAATCGGACCAAGTTGAAAAGCAGAAACAACACCCAAAGCACCGGCAATTACAGCGTTTACAATTTGCAATGCCTTATTAGTTTCAAACGCTTTTTTCTCAGCTTCGTATTTTTCTAGTGCATATTTCTTTTCAATAGCACGTATCTTTTCTTCCTTTTGAATCTTAGTTAATCCACTTTCTTCAACGGCTTGTATCTCAGCATTTTTCTGCGCTTCAATTTCATTTAAACGAATCTCAGTTGTTGCCGACAAAACAGAACCGATTGCATTAACAGCGGTTTGGATAGATTGTAAGCCTTGTTGCGCATCCCCTAAATCTTGTTTCGTTATACCTAAAGAACTTCCAAGTGTAGCCTTTTCGTCTTTAACCGCAACACCTTGCCTAACTTTAGCGATTGCGTTTTCAAGTTTTTTTAAACCATCTAATTCAGCTTGAGTAATAACCCCATCCGCCCCGAAATACTCACGTGTTAAAGCAAGTTGTTCTTCGAGGTATTTAAGTTGAATTTCTTTTTTACGTGCGACCTTTTCAGCTTCAGTGCCTACCGACAAATCAACTGATTCAAGTTCTAAATCTAGCGTTCGTTTGTTCTGCTCGATTTGCTCGTTAAACTGTTTTGCTTTGATCGCTTTTTGTTCGTCTGCTACTTTCTTTTGTTGTGCTTGTATTTTTTTATTTGCTTCCTCGTCAAACTTTGCAAGTGCTTCAAGTTTTTGTTTTTCAATTTCACTTCGTAACGCTACTTCTTTTGCTGAGTTTCCTACTACCAATTCAAACTTTTGTTCATAGGACTTTTCTAATTTTTCTCGCTCACTTAAAATAAACTCATCTGTTAGCTTATCAATATCTTGATTGTATTTTTCTTTAGCTAGTCGCTCTTTTTCAAGTTCTCGTTCAAGTTGTTCTTGTCTTTTTTCTGCTCTAGCTTGTGCCTTTTCATTTGCTTTTGCACGTTCTTCATCTTCTTTTTCTAGCAATGCATTACGTCTATTCAATAACTTTTCTTGAAGTATATTACTGTCACCTTCAAGTTGAACACGTTTCAATAAACCTTCTTGAATTGCCTCTAATTCTTTTTCTTTGAATGCAGTTGAGCGTTCTAGTCTAGTTCTTAATTCTAAAGCTTCCTTGCTTGTTCCCTTAGTCAATAAATCTAATTCTTCACCGCTCAATTTATTTTTACGGCTAAATATTTCCATTTGCTTTTTAAGCAATTCTTCATTGCGTTTAACCGATTCGTCAAACGCTTTTTTCTCTACCCTATTTGCCTCGTCAATGATTGCAAGTTTTTCTTTTTCAGTTTTAGCTCTATCTTTTGATTGAGTAATTAACTCATTAACTTTTTTGCGTGAAGCCTCACTTGTAATTGCATACGCTTTTTCGGTATCTTCCAAATCACGCATTACTTCAAGCAACTCTTGCCCCTCTTTTACGGCTTGTGTAATAGAACCGCCACTAATTAAAGCGTTAAAAGCATCACCAACGGCACGTACAGCGTTTTCAACTGCATCGGCAATAGGCTTAAACCCTTCAAAAACATTAATTAACTGCTGAAAAGCCATGATAAACAACGGCAAACCAGTTGTAGCTAATGCCATTCCGAACCCTTTAACACCACCACCAGCACTTTGAAAGCCCATTTTAGCCGTTTCAAGCCCTTTTGTGATAGTATCAGTCGATACTCCGAATGCTTTTAAACCTCCAATAGCTTGTGTAAAACCTTCTGCATAGTTACCTACATTTCTGCGTGTGTCACCTAATGCACTTTCTTGCTCTTTTAATGTATTTGATAGCTTTTTAATTAACTCTATATTGTCTTTTGTAGGCTGTTTTTGCCGTACCATTTCATTATAAAGCGAGTTGTATAGCTTTCGGTTTGTATCAATGCTATTTTCTTCAAACTTTCTAGTTTTCAAAGAGTCTTGTGCTGTCTTATCAAAAGCATACAAAGCCTTAGTATTGTTTACAATTACCGTTTCAATGCTTCTGTATTCCTTTGTGAGTGCTGTTACATCCGACTTAGCTTTAATAGTTGATTCATCGTACTCCCCTTGTGCGACCTTTAACTCATTATACTTCTTTTTTGCCGTATCAATTTGCGCTCCCAATGCTGAAAGCTGCTCTGCAATCGGTTGTACGTTAATTTCAAAAATATCTACTACTGTTGCCATGTTATAAAAGTTTAACCAATTCAACTACACTACTATTGCGCTTAGTGTAATCAAACTTTATTTTATTAACGTAAAAGTGTGCATCAAATTCGCCAATGTAAACGGGGAACAACGGGTCAAAGTTTGCTATATCGGAAATAGTCAACCGCATATCAACTTCAATTACTTTTGTTTTAGTAATGATTCCAATAATGAACGTAAAGAAGTTTTCAAATAGGTTTTTTTCAAATCCATTTGAGTATTCTTGATTGTCGTCAATGAAGTAACCAATAGGCACATCGGTTGTGATTGTTACTGCTCCAGTTGAGTTGACTGTATTTTCTCTATACTCAAAACTAAAATCTTCAAACCTAATTAATAGTGAACGTGGATTAAATGTGGCATCAACTAAATAGTCTTTAAAGCTGTTTATTTTGGCTATTGTTCTATTGCACCTTGTTGCTGATTCGGTCGCTGAATAAAGTAGCTGTATTAGCGTTTTTTCATACTCCAACCGTTCATCATCAATAGTCATATTATAATCAGTTCCAATAGGCTTTATTACATCGTTATCCTCTTTGTATTTAAGGTAATTATTTTGAGCGTAATCTAGTTTGAACTCAGTTTTAGGTCGGTTAGTGAAATCAATTTTCCCAGTCCAATCAATAGCGTTTGTGATGTTATCCAATATCTTTTTGTACGGCACAATAGTTACAACTTTATTCCTTTCGTCTACTGTTGTAATTGAATTGGTAGCGGTTAAATATTGCTTAATAAAATCAGCTTGTGAAAAGTCGGGTAGGTTATTTGCAATAGTAACATAGTCGTAAACACCAGCAACAAATGGAAGTCTAAAACCTATACCTTTCTGCTCGTTTTCATCTTCAAGTTTAGTAACCTCTAATATTTCGGTTGTGGCATCATAGCAATAAACATTTGTACTTCCACCAGCACGAATCTCGAAACCGAAACGTGTGAAACCTAATCCTACGTTTGGATATTTACAATCCAATTCCATAGTGTCGTCAACAAGTTCGCCAGCAATCGGTACAAAAACAGTTATTGTTTTTACTAAGCTATAAGAACCGTTGAAAGTTGAGAACACATCAATATAAACAGTTTCATCCGCAACTCCGTTTAATAGCTGAGCAACTAAACGCAACTTGACTTTAACCGAATCGGGTAAACACCATGCACCACCATAATTAGAGTTTGAGTTAAAAAACGATTCCCAATAAACTTGCGTTTGGCTAATTATTGAAGCTGACTGCCACAGTAAACCGCTAGGACTTCCAGCAAATGGATTCATTAAAAACTTACCAATGAAACGGCTGTAATCTTCGTCACGTTCATATCTTTTACTGCCCAATGGAACAACTGGATATGCAGACTGAAACATCAAAGCGTCTTTTGTTTGATTGTTTAAAGCATAACCAGCTTCATTAATACACTTTTCAATTAAGTAGTGTTGATATAGTACTGGATATAAACAGCCTAAATACGCTCGGTCGTTTGTTTCGTCAATGGCACTATTTGGCGAATCGCTATTATAGTCAACTACTGCATATTTTAATGGATAATCTTTGCCCTTACTCACTGCGATATGGTCAACATTCCAATGGTGATTCAAATGATTTAAATCTAAATCAGCAAGTTTTTTATTCTTTAGGTCGGCAAATAGTATGGAGTTGCCACCGTACATCCGAATGTTATAATTGTCGTCAACGGTTTCAAGTTGACAAAAAACCATATTCATATCTACTCCATCAACGTATATTCGGCATGATAAGTTTGTATATGGTTTATTTGATGTGGAGGTCGGTATTTCTCCACTTTCAAATATTGCTTTGTTCTTTGCTGTCTTTGGTAGTTTGAATTGGATAGACCTCGCTCCAACTCTTTTGCTAATGTCACCAATAGGCGCAACAGCATATTCACCCACAATACTTTCAGTTTGTAGAACATCTGCTTCTTTCCCATCAATAACTAGCTTTATCATTGGCTTTGTATATTGGCTTCTTTGGCTACTCTAAATTTTATTGTTCGTTCGATAACTTGCTCACGGTTGTCGGCTGTTATAATCGCTTCCCTATCTAAAAATATTGGTGTAAATCTTTTGTCAAATTCATAGTAGCTAGGTAATGTTTCATCGTACACCCACGCTTGTATGGACTTTTTTAGTGATTCGATTTTAGCCAAATGACTTGACGGCATGACACCAGTATTAACTAAAACAGTAGTGTATATACCGGCTATTTCAGCGTTTTTAATAGTCATGTCGTACGTCTTAAATGTTTCCGCTTCACCCTCAGTTACTTCGTACACTTGACGCTTTCCACTAAAAATATAGTTTTCAAACCCTCCGTTTTGATTAACCCAAACTAGATTAATAGACGGGCAACACTTGTTTATAAATACATTATCCTCACATACTGCAGTCTTTTCAATTACAATTATGTATTCGTTTCCATCCGTTCCGTTAAATGAAATAGGGTAAGTCCCAGTTGGTACATTTGACGGCACAAACAAATAGCTACTGTAATTACCGAACCCATCGTTATAGGCTGTAAACCAATCTGGAGTAGAATCGTAAGTACCTGGAGCAGTCCACAGTCCATTAACGGTAAGCACAGCGAAGTTAATAATTCTTTCGTCAAAGAAATTTAATACAGCACTACTATCGTCACAAACTACAATATGTTTGTTGATTATCCTCACACGCCTATAAATTTAGCGATTACAGTTATAGTTCCTTGCGTTACGTCACCACCAGTAACCGCTCCTACTATTTTGCGCTGTGCTGTTGTTGCTGTCAATGTATCGGTGTGGTTTATAACGAATGTTTTAGTTTCATCTATACCGTCCAAGTCCATTGAAAATATATTATTAACCTCATCAACTTCAACTCCGAACTCGATAACCTCCGAGCCAGTTTGAAAGTCAACTGCCTTAATAACTGTTTGGTAGCAAATAAAACCGCTTGGAACGTATAAATTAGGTAATGTTATTGCTCCTTCAGCACCACTCCCCGATTCACCATCAAACGCAACGGTAAACCGATAAAAGAACTCGTCAACACGGTTTCCAGTTCGTGCTGTCAATATGCTAAGCCACGCACCTAAATAAACTTGCAATTCGTTTAAGTCCGAATTATAAACCAAGTCTTTGGTTTGTGGTGAACTTATCGCATCAATTTGAGCCTGAGTAAGCGTTCTAACTTCATCTTTATACGAATCAATAATGTTATTTAGAACCGTTCTTAATGTACCCGCATCGTATTCACTTTCATTTGGAAAGTTAGTATTGTTTGCCTCCTTTAAAACCCCTTTTGATTGTATTGACATAATTAATTTGTTTTTCTAATTGTTTGAACTTCGTTTTCTACTACATAACTATTAAAAGACGTGCCACAAGCAAATTCAGTTTCCTTTGCGCTTAAACTTTTGCCCGTTCCTATGTATAGTTTGTTTAGTGTTTCAGTGTCAACTCCACAGTTTAACGCAAAATATATCTTATCAAATGCAGTCGGTGTTGTTATCCGGTAAGGCATGAATAGTGAATAATCAATACCTTCACCAGTAACACCTTCAACGGGCGGGATTAACTCATTCATTGCACTTTGAATATAGCCACTAATATTAAAAGTGATTAACCCAACGCTGTTACCCTCTGGCGCAAACTCAGAAACGAATTTATACGGAAATGGATTTGGCGGTGTTACTTCGCTATCTTGATAACCAGCGTAAATATTCCAAACAGGTGGTGTTGCAAATTTAACATCAAATGAAGTTGAACCCGTTGAAACGGTAAACAATGTTTCGGTTTGGAACAAAACACTTGTCTTTACAAGTCCCGTATATCCATAACTCAAAACCTTTTTAACTACATGGTATCCTTTATAGTCGCCACTCGTTAAATAAACCAAGTCGCCAACAATTAACGGAACGTCTTTGTCCATAAATAAACCGCTCCATATTGACAAATAGCCTTCACTCGCATGGTTGTACAATACACACTCTTCCGTTGGCATATCGTATGTAAATTCAATAGGACAATGTGCAGAACTCCAATTAAATGGTATCGCTTTTGGAACGTATGTTTTACTAATCATGCTACCATTTTTAATATTTCACTACTAATTTCACTCGCTACTAGCTTAGAAAAGTCATCTTCAATGCTGTTTTGTAGGGTTTCATTAAATATTCCACTCACTAAATCGCTACCTCCAGCTTGGAAAATTGTTGTTCCCTCTTGACCGATTCGCCTTGCAATCAAAAATGCTAGGCTATCTTTTGAAATGTCGGTAGGGTTAATGCCTTTGTCATCAATCCATTGCCTAATAACTGAAATCGGAGGTCGTTTACCATTCTTTCTACCGTTTTGTAGGTAATAGATGTAGTCGTTACCTTGTACCTTTAATCGGTAGCCATCAATTTTATAAGTAATTGATTCGGCTAATTTTCCACTAGCATTAACGGGTGCGCTAAATGAACCCCTTGCACCCTGACGTTGAATCATTTTATTTTCAATGTCATTTACAAGTTGCTCAGTCAATGCTTTGCCCCATTTATTTAATATGTCGTCAACTCTAATCACAAGGATTTGATTTGTTTTTTAGTGCAAAAGTAACCACCATACCGCTCGTTATTCCGTTATGTTCTTTGAAAAAAGGAGTTGCTAAATACTTTGAATATTCAGCACTCGTTTGGTCTAACTCAGCCCGAAAAGCACGTTGCAATATGTCGGCATCGTTTATAATTATTTCACGATCGGTATCGCTTGTGTTTGGGCTGTCTTGTAAATAGAAAACCAGCCTTATGTTATCTGTAACGTCTAATGAAAACCTTTGGTCTGGTGGTGCAACTGAAAAAGGATAAAGATGTATTTGTGGGAAAGGTTTGTCCCCTAGCGATAACGTTGCATCCGATACCCTACCAAAAAAGAAAGTGCCATTTGGATTAACGGCATTAGCTGTATCTCGAATCAAATTTACTATGTCAACGTACATAAGACAAAAATAGTAATTGGCTACCCTACTATATTATTTTAGCCCTATCTATTTTTTATTTATTAGCCTATGTGCATTCTCTAAGTCCTTTTGATACATCGATTGTTCAAAGTCCATTAATAACACTTCGTAAACTTCCTCAGCTTGTAACTGAAGTATTTCGGTCATTGTCTTATTGTACTTTTCACCTAGTGCCTTAATTGTCATTTTTGCCCCGAATTGTTTGAATCGGTCAACATTTGCCAACTGTTCGGCTGGTGTTGGTTTGTAGTCGCCTAGTCTTTTATATCGTTCAAAGAACTCAGACAACTGAGCAAAAAAAAAGCGCCTATTGGATGTACAATGTCGGTCGGCATATCGGAGTAATCAACACCCGTATAGAGTTTCATTATAGGAATGATTACGTCTAACGGAGTTTCAGTTGATTGTAATAACGCCTTTGCCCCCTCTATTTTACCGTAACTTTCCCGCCCTATATCGATAGGACTTGCACCGTCTAAATATGCGTTCGGTTGCTCCACGGTGAACGACATAGCCATGAGTATCGCACCTAAACTTTCAGCGTTAAGCCTTTCAAGTTGCTCGATACTTACACCCGTCAATACACTCACTTGCTCAATAGGTTTATCCACTTTTGTGAACGCTATGTAGTTTTTATAAGGCACGTCACCCCATGAAGTAGGTATATTAATTTCAGTGTCGTTTATCTTTCCAATTATCATATCATTGAGTTTTTTCTGATTGAGGTAGCGTATTTAGGCCGTGCAAGGTAATCAAAAGCGTAACGAACAGCGTCTATTAAGTGGTTAAAAGCATCAACTGGAATGGATGCCTTTTTATCGTTCCATACGTAGTTGGATAATTCTTTGCGGAGGTTTGTTGACCGGCTACTGATTACTATTTGATAGTCGCACATTTTCGATATACCTGCACTAACCGACCCTTGACCCTTAACGCACCCTTGAATATTTAACCCTTTTCGTTTTAGGTCGTCAATCAATCTAGGCTCAGCACTATCCGCTACAATTAAATCGGTTGGCTTAGCTATCAACTGTTTATTTGTAGATAGTATCGCATCCAAGCCCATTGACTGAGTAGAATAAAGCAACTCGTCACAATAAATAATCTTTTTCTTTTCATCTACTGCCACCTTAACAAGTGTTGTCGGGTCAATGGTGAACCCGTAATCTTGACCGTAGCAGTATGGCAAAGTAGTATCTATTTCGCCCATAGTCCAATTCGTAAAGATAGCACCTTCCCTATCCGCTCGTTCACCGATACCGTAAATTTGCCACCAATACTTATTGTTTACCCTACTTTCAATGTCTTCAATCTGTTCACGTGTCAAAAATGGATTGTCTTTGTAGGTAGTTATTAACGGTGGGTACTTTTCAATATACGGGTCAAGCCAATGTTCAAGTCCTAATGCTGGGTTATAGTCGCAAATGATACGGTAACGTGTTCTAGGGAATAGTTGGTCTATCGTTTCTTGTGGAAATTGGTGCGCTTCATTTATCCAAAGTATATCACGTGACCTACCGTGAATTTTGTCGGGTGTATCTGCTCCATAGTAGCTTATTGTATTTCCATTGAGCGTATAAGTGTGGTCTGTTTTATTATGGTTTTTAGCTTGGTATAAGTTGCAACTAACTAGCACATCATAAAAGTCTTTCCATGCCGTTGCCTTTAATGCCGTAAATGTATCTCTGACAATATCAATTTCCATTCCCGTATAAAGTAGGCAGAAATCAATTAAGAAATAGATAGTAGCATAAGTCTTTCCGCTTCGTGTGCCACCTTGCAATAAGGTAACACGCTCGGTTAATATCTTTTGATGTAGGTAGTCAAAGTTAGGATTGGCTTTCATTTGTTTTCATAAACGGAGGTATATTCATCTCTTTACCGTTGGTTGTAACATCTGTATGTGTCATGCTTAACATCTTCCTTTCTTCATCTGTACATATCAGCTTCATTAGTGCCATTTGCAAAGCAGGAGCGTTTGATTTATACCATTTTGAACGCATTGATACCTTTAGTTCGGTTCGGTTAGTTTCGAGTAAATCTTTTAGTTCGTTGTATTCGTTGCAATTAACTTCAAAAAATCTGTAAAAAGTAGTTTTATCGCAAGGCAAAAAAGCAACAATATCCTCAATAAAAAATAGTTTGTTTTTTACTGTGACTTCTTTAGCTTGTTCAAATATCTTTAATCTATCGTATGCCATTACTTATAGATTTAATTGTATCGCAAAACTTGTGCCTCTATGTTTCGCCTCTTTTATCATTCCTGGATACATAGCAATTAATTTTTTTACTGCTTTTTTTTCTTTTTCAATCCTGTTACTGTCTCTACATCCACCTCTTAATTGTGTGTGTTCATGCTGCATAAAAATTATGTTAGAACGTACGGTTATCCCTCTTTCTGTAAAATGCCTTAAAGTTAGTTCATAATCTTCTTTCACTTCAAATGATTCATCAAAATAATACGTACCGTCGTTTATAACCCCCATGCAACTGCCAAGGCAAACACCGTTAAACAAAAAAGGATTGTATGCATAATTTGTTAAATTATTACCTACTGTAAAAAAACCGAATATTTTGGAATTGCTTTGTTTTGCTACATCAAAAAGTTTTTCAATTTCTTTTATATAAACGTTTTCTTCTTTTACTCTTTTGACTTTATATTTTTCTTCTGTTCTCTCTACATATCCCCCGTATTCGAAATCATCATCTAAAAAGAAAATATTGCAATCATTGTTTTTTAAAATCCAATTTCTAGTAGCTGTTATGCCTTTTATATCAATAGGTATTCCCACTACTTTATTTCTATAAATAGTGTACTGTTTTACTTCGTTTTCAGGAACGTAAATAACCGCACTTTTAAATACTTCTTGTGAAGTCATCAGCCCTGCCCTACTTTTACTTGGTATTGCTATCTGAAAGTTCATTTAGTACTCTTTCTTTAAATGTTTTTAAATCAAAAACCCTTTCTGTTCCTCGACCTACTTTATCGCTTGAACTACCTATTTTGCAACCACCTTGACGTACTAAACCGCACTTAAAAATACTTTGAAGTTCTTGCCATTCTTCGCTATCTTCATCCGCCATTATAAGTATATATTCTTTTTTTGGTATTACTTGAAGTGATTTAGGTATTTTTATTTCGTCACCCTCTTCCGATTCATCAATCGCTTTTAATTCTGGAATGTCTAATCCCCACGCTTCCAACTCTTCGCTGTTCCATTCATTGGCCAATATATCCCAATCCCACTCGCCACCACTTACATTGTCTTTTATTAAAAACTCCTTTTGCTGTTCTTCAGTTAGGTTATCTGCAATGATTACTGGAATCTCTTTTATTCCAGCCTCTTTACAAGCCTTGTATCTCATATTGCCACCGAGTATAATCATGTCGGCATTCACTACTATCGGTCTAATTTCAAGCATTTGAGGGAAATCGATAATAGATTGCACAAGCTTTTTAAACTTATCATCTTTAATAAGTCTTGGGTTGTTGGGATTTAGTTTTATTAACTCTAATTTTACTTTCTTAGTACTGCTCATATATTTCAATACGTCAATTTAACAGTTTCACACGGTTTTAAATCAACCGAATCGAATGTATATTTATACTTATTGTCGTAATAAGCTATTTGATACTTCCCTTGTTCTTTCGGAAACGATGTAGTTGTACCGGCTGTAAAAATAGCCTCAGTCTTTCCATCGTTGCCATAAATCAATATGCCTCCGTATGTACTCGAATAAACTTCAATATTTCCTTTTGTTGAACCACAAGCGTTTTCTTTCGAGCAACCACCCAAAAGAAGTAAAGCCGAAAATAAGATTGATAGTATTTTCATTGTGCATTGTTTAAATTCAAAACTGCCAAAAAAAAACCGATTAACCAAGTTTAGTGTGAAAAATTACAACTTCATTCTATCTTCCAAGCATTTTACTCTTTCAAGTAGTTCAGCTTTCCATAAACTGGCAATTTGTCTTCTGAACTAATGAAATCGTATTTATCCATCCCGTTTTATTTTAATTGTTATAAATCCCCTCAATCACCAACCGACAAGCATAGTCGGCTATTTTTAAATCGTCTAGTTTTGTGGTCTGTTTCGATTCAATCCGTTTAATTTGCTCAATTATCGGCTTTGGTTTCATCGAATCTTGCGCCTCTAGTTTAAGTGATTCCACAACTTTAATCCTAGCTTTCTCGAAATAATCCCATTTCTCGGAATTACTAAGCGATATTTTACCGGCACTTTCGTAAATTTTATACAATCGTTCGTAACTATCCGTTTTCAGCACACCCGTTTTTTTAAACTCAGAGATCCGTTTTGTTTCATTTTCCCAAAACTCTTTTTCGATTTGTGCGATTTCTTCTGCCGACTTAACCCTTTTTTGTTCTGCCAAATGTTCAATTTGCTTTAAAATTGCTTCAGCTCGTTTTTCGCCGTTTAAGAACGATTTTATAAAAAAGTGGTACGATACAGCGTTTAACCCGAAAAACTCGCCAAATTCGCCTCTTATACCTTTTCTAGTGGCTATTCTCAGTTCTTCAATAGTTAGCTTTGGAAAGTCGGTTAAAATATCACCTATCAAAACCTGAGTTAAAACTGTCAGTTCTTCACCCGTACACACCCTACCTAAAGCGTTAAAGTTTGAACTGATTATACTAGTAAGTTCTTTCCCGTCTTTCGCAATAGCTTCCAAAACCGTTTCCGATTGACTAGCTTTTAGCAGTTCAAATTCAACTTTGCTAAGTTTTGGGCTGTAATTTGATTCTCCGATTTGTAGCATTATTGTTGTTTTAATTTATCCTGAATGATTTTGTTGATATTATCCGTTGCCTCAATATGCGCCTTTTGCTGTTGCTCGAGTTTGGAAAGTGGTTTTTGTCCATTGGTTTGAGTGTTTAATGATTTTCTGATATTGGTAACGTTAATTTTCAGCCACGACCTAAAATGTTTTTTCACCTCCGAGTAGTCTTTTTTCAATCCATCCCCTTGCTCAAAGATAAATATTTCAACTCCAGCTTTATACTCGTCAACTGTAATTTTCAAAACCTTGCACGAATTTTCGATTAGTTCATATTCCCATTCGGACAACCGTTGCTGAATCTGCTCAATCGGATAAATAACAACTTCGTTTTCGCTTTCTTTTTTTGGCGCAACTTTTTTTTCTTGTCCTATTTCTATTTGTGATGAAGTATTAATTATTTTCGGTTCTGAAAAATCGCTTTTGCGTTCTTCTATATCTTCATTATCATTTACATTAACAGTTACATTATCATTTACATTAACAGCGACAGATGCGATGGTATGCGATGGGATACCATCGGTATGCGATACACTCCGACTAGATGCGATTTTTATAGCTTTGTTTAGATTTAACTCTTTGGAAACTACCTTGTTATACAAATCGACATTCCATCTTTTAAGGTTGCCTAGTGCGCCTCCTTCTGATTTTTTAGACAATTCGCCCTCCCATTTCTGCAAATCTCTTTTAAGTTGTTGCTTAATCGGCTCGAATGAAATCTGAATTATTAGGTCGTCTGTGTGTGGATTTTTATCGTTTACATAATCCAAAATATGCTTAAATAGTTCACCAGCCTTTTCATTTGGTAATTTTGAAACGGTGTGAATTAAGTCGGCATAAAGGATAAATGATTTTTTATTCTCAGCCATAAAAAAAATACCTATCCAAAACACAAAGGCTAACCCGTCTTGCGTGGTGCAATTTGGCAATGTGAGTGGATAGGATTATTTTAAATATCTTCATAACAGGTTAGCGGTGTAAATATACAATTAAAACATTGATATTTGGTTTTTTTCTAAAAATTGTTTGTATTCCATAAAATAAAAAATGCCCCTCCAGTGTGATGCAACCTTCGGGGCATTTAGCCTTTTTAAAAATAAATTTGCACTGGCATCACTCACTGCAAATTCTTGCCGTAAATATAGGCAAAAGAAATTAATAACGAATTACTTTGCGTACACCTCCGAATTATACGCCACAATCGATACATAACACGCCACAAGACATAGCAGAAACATAGCGAATAAAAGTAGCACGTCTTTCTTGGTGAAAATGTCGGTTATTCTGAATATGGTATAACTTACCGGCCAAAGAATAATTACAACCCAATCAGCTAAACTAGCCTTTGAATTGACAGCATCCCATCCGTTGTAGATTATGCCGATTAGCCATGTGAAAAGTAGTATGGTTAGCATGGTGTGGCGGTTAAAAATTGATCAATGATTTGAATTTCTCTATTCCATACGCATTACTCTTTTCTAGCAATGGCAATAAATCTTTTGCTTTAATTGGTGACTTTTCAATCAGTTTACCATTCGATACAGTAAATTCAATGCCGTTTTGCTCCATAAATGACTTACAGCCAAATTCACACGCTCCAGTTAATTCTCGGTAATAGTCAACTGTTAATAACGTATCTTCATAAATAGGGTCGTTTTTTATCTTTTCAGATACAATTTTAAACTGCAAATCTTGTATTGCATTTTTTAAAGTTTCGCCATGAGCAAATAAATTGTCTTTTTTAGCTACATAGCATTGCTTCTTTTGAAACTTACCATTGATAAACTTTTCTAAAACATAACCACTATAAATAACTATTCCTTTACTTGTTTTTTCTGATTCGCAAACAAACATTGTTCTATCAACTGAAAAGTAGTTTAGGTCGTTTGTTTTGTGTGTTATTAGTTTAGCGTTTTCGCTCAAGTAAATGTTACCAGAAGTAGTGAGTACTGGGAACTCTGCTTTAACGTTTTTGCTCAAGTCAATGGAATCAGAAGTAGTGAGTACTGGGAACTCTGCTTTAGAGTTTCCTCTCAAGTAAATGTTATCAGAAGTAGTGAGTACTTGGAACTCTGCTTTAGCGTTTTCGCTCAAGTAAATGTAACCAGAAGTAGTGAGTACTGGGAACTCTGCTTTAGAGTTTTCGCTCAAGTAAATGTTATCAGAAGTAGTGAGTGCTGGGAACTCTGCTTTAGCGTTTTCGCTCACAATAATATCTCTGCACTGTTTTAATTCTTTGAAGGAATCTTGATTTTCTACTGTTACGATAATTTTTTTCATTTTGTGTTTTGTTTTAAGATTAATAATAGCACAAACCTACAAACATATTTCATATTACCAAATTATTGGTAAACTATTTATTTGCGGTTTGGTTTTTTAGCATTGCGAACAACTAGTTTTGGCAACTGTATCGAAGTTATAATTGTGCTGTTTACTTTGCCAAACCATTTTAGGGCAACTATGCGATTTTTCGTGCTTCATGTTACGGTAATTACCGGTACTTTGAATTATACCCGCTTTTTTTGCCCGTACCATAACACCACCATAAGCACGTGGTTCGCTTGGTGATTCAAGTCCATTAGCTTCGGCATATTCTCTAAAATCTTCCGTAATGAAATCACGAACTGATTTAGCGTAAACACGAAGTAATTTAATTGCCTTTTCGCTCCAGTTGTTTACTTTTTTGTTTTGTGCCATTTCAGCTTGTTCGATGGCTTGGTCTTTTGATAGTTTCATGTGTTTTGTTTTATCGGTTTACAATCTTTATGCGCCTTAATAAATCTACTCTGCACTAACTTACCGCCTTTAGCTGTCATTTGCATACGTTCTTCGGTATATTTACAGTTAGTGCAAGTGAAAGTGTATTCGCAGTTATTTACTACGGTCGTGTCGATGTGTGGGTATGTTTTGTCACGCATCGTTCGTTTCAATTTTACTATCAATAATATTTTGTACCATTTCAGAGTGAATCGGCTTATCAGTTGCAAATTCAGCTTCACGAAGGTTTTTTAAGAACCTAACACCACACGCAATTGCTTGTATAGATTCGTTAATTACTTCAGCTCTATTTGCGCCTTTATCAGCTGAATCTAAAAGTGCTTTAGTTACTTCACCAATTTCTTCTTGCCATATCGCTAATGCCTTAAATTCATTAGTTGGATAGTTTGTGTGGATTGTTTCTGCTCTTTCCAATTCTTGCAAAACTTCGATAATTATTCTTTCAGTTTTCATTATTGTTGTTTTAATGCTTCTTCAAATTGTGTTTCGATAAATTCCAAAGACTTAGTGTCTAGGTGCGATATAAGTTGAAATATTCTACTAAGCGCAAATAGCCTATCTTCTTCTAGCTGGTTATCCATTGCTTGTCTAGCAGAATCACCTAAGATTAAACTCGATTGCCTAATACATTTTTCTACCGCTTTAATCCCCATACCTAACTCATAGTTAAGTTGTTGGTTTTTGCATTGCTGTTTCATAAACGCCATTTCTATTTTAGAAATAGATATAATCGCATTGATTCTTGCAAACGCTCCACCAAGTGTGTTTTTTAGTTCTGGTGTCATTTCCCAAAGTTTAAATGTTTGAAATTGTTATACACTTCCATGAAGCGGTGGTCTTCTACTTCAATATAGCTTTTTACTTTTTTAACGCCCCAAATACAAGTTGAGTGGTCTTTGTTTAGCAAATTAGCTATCTTTTTATAACCTAGCATTTCGTTTGTTTTTGCTAAGTACATAAATATTTGACGAACTAAAAGTATAGTTTCGGAGCGGTTTTGAATTTTCAAATCTTCAAATGTGATTCCATAAGTAGCCTTAGCTATTTCCATAAAAAGTATTCTCCAGTTGCTAGAAGTTGCGTAGATTTCACTTTCGTTTTCAAGAATGGCTATCAATTCGCCAATTTCCTTGTGCTTTTGTTTTATTTGATCTAGGATTGTCATTTCACTTGTAAGTTTTGTTTAGTAATAATTTGCGCTCCATCAACAACTAAACCGCTTTTAATATCGCTTTTAATGGCTGTTTTATCAACGGTTGGTTTGTAGCTGAAGTATTTAGCGTTTAGCTTATTTTCATCGGTTATTTCTACCGATTCTGACTGTCTAAACGAAAGTTTAAGTGTCGGTGCTTTTACCTCCGTTAAACAGTAGTTTTGCATAGCAAATGAAACCGCATCTTTTAACTTTTCATTGGTAGCGTCTAAACTCTTTTTGATAGCTGTCAATCGCTTTATTTCAGCTTCAATAATATCAATTTCGGATTGGTTTTTAAGGATGACAAAACCATAGTTTGTAGCTTTTGTAGCTAGTTCTTCTTGTGTGATGGCTAAACGATTTTCAAGTTCGGGCGATAATTCACCGCCCGAATTGATTAATGTTTCATTTATTTCGTTTAGCTCTTGCTCGATGTGATATAACGCTCTCATGCTTTTACTTTTTTGATAAGTGCAGTTAATTCGTCTTCAATCGGTTCGAGTAGGTCGTATTTGATTTTAACCATGTCGATGCTTTCAACTTGACCTTTATTGATGGCATTGATAACGGCTGTAAATTGTGCTGTTTCTCGTTCTAGTAATGGCTTTTTAGCGGGTTGTTGTTTAGGTGCAACCGAAGCGCTATTGCCATCGTCATCATCAGCACCTACATTTACAAGCGATTGCATACCGTAACGCCTAGCGTAAGTAATACCACTACCTTGTGCTTGTGCATCGTTTGGTTTGGAGAAAAGAATTTCAGTTAAACCGCTTATCCATTGCCCTGATTCGTGCAAAAGGATTGTTTCAACGTAGTTTCTACCGTCTATTGATACGGTAGGTTGCAATAGCACAATGCCATGCTTAGATAGTGATGGCATACAGGCCTCACGAATCGAGTTAATGTCAGCGTATTTGCTTTTAAAGAAAGGGTTGGCACTATCTTTAAGTGCCGTTCCCATTTCGGATTGAGCTTTGACTAATGCCAAAGCAATTTTTTCGATGTTTTCAGATTGTTTCATTGTGTGTTTTGTTTAATGATTGGTGAAATTAGAAGGGCAAATTTTCGCTATCATCAAAGTTATCGTTTTGACGTTGTGGCGATTGTTCTTTTGGCGGTTGTGACTTAGCAACGCTACTCCAAAAAACTTTCCCGTTTCCCAAAAAGTTCTTTTTTTCTTTTGCTTGTGTTTGCTCTTTACTTTGTTTTTCGTAAATTGAAACGTCTTGACCGTAATCGTTTTTTGTATCGTTTACCGATATTGTTACGTCATAGTATTGTGAGCCGTCTTTACCTTTGACAATTTTTGTCTTGTCAATTTTTGACAAATTGATTGATGCTGAAATTAGTTGTCCCATGTTGTTTTATTTATTGGTTTTAAAAATCTTTCTATCGTCATTCCTATTGTCGGCTAGGTTATACTCAATGCCGTCATTTTCTGTTTCACGTTCCGATTCGATGTCTTCACGTAGTTGGTATTCAGCGTGTCGTTTAACAACGTCAAATAATGATTCCTGTGGTTTAATTTCTCTATTTTCACCGTCACCGATACATTCAGCCATGTAATATATTTCTAGTCCAGAATCGAATATTTCGTATTCGATAAAATAGGTTGTGTTTCCGATTATTACGTCTGTGCTGGTCATTAGTTAGTCTTTTTTCGGTTTTCTAATGATACACGCCCTAATTCAATATAGTATCGGGTTTCGTCCTTAAAAGTGCCTGTATTGTCAATTACATTCAATTCTATATCCTGTCCTTCCTCAACTATTACAGCCAAAGTAGATAATTTAACGCCAACTACTTCAACTTCTACATTCAAGTTTTCGACCTTTAAAATTGACTGCAAACTGCTTTTGAAAATCACATATAATTCATTGATAGCCTTTTCGGTTTCGCTTTGTTTGCGTGGTGTTTCCATTGTGTTTTGTTTTAATTGTTAATGATAGCGCGAAGTTAATAACTTAAATTTAATTACAAAACTTTTGGTAAAATAAATTAGCCTTTGAATGAAGTTTTAACTAAATACGCATACAATTTATCGTAATGCCACGACCGCATAAAGTCTTTACCGGATAACTGTTTTGATAAGTGACCTTGTGGGATTGAGCATTGCGCCTCTAAAACAGATAACTTAAAATGTGTCATTAATCGGATATGCTCCAGTACTTTTTCTGCCTTTTGTTGTGGTGTTATTTCTTTCTTTGCCATTGTTTATTGTTTAAAAATTATTGATTAGTTATTCTTGTAAAGTCCATAAATCGGTTGACGCTCTTTTATATGCAACACTTTTGTTAATGGATATTTTGGTAGTTTGTTTTCAGATTTGAATTTTCGGTTAATGAAGTAGCCGTAACTGCCTGAATTGTAAACTCTATTTGTAATCTTGCCATTAGTTAAGTTTAACAAGCCTAAATCAGTAATGACTAAATTAGCGCCTTTAATTCCATGCGATACAATTATAAATGTATCAAACTGTAAGTTGCGTAAATACTGCATTCTTATACATTTGTTTCGGTTAGCAAATAGTTAGCTGCTATTTTCCCGACCACTCTGAAAGTTTAGACTTGACAATAATTTTTAGTTCATCAACTTTTGACATCGGACAGCGGAAAGTAACCGTTTTAGTTTGCTCATTATATTTGGGTTTAGCACCCGAACCTTGCCGAGTGCCCCCCCTTTTTTCTTTTTTACCATTTTTTGTTTTCGATGCCATAATCTGCACAAAATTTATTAGTTCTTAAATCTGCAATATCGCATCCGAATTTGCTGTTTTGATTTGTCCAGAAACAATTTACTACCCAAGTATTTTCAAGTACATCATTGTATCTGTTTACAAAGTTTTTACCATTAAAAAACACTCCGTTAATGAACATTGAATTTGCGGTTGTTGGTGCTACGATTGTTGTCATTTGTTTTGTTTTAATTGTTTAACGATACAAATATACAACACTTTTTTGAATATGCAAACTTTTTCAAAGATATTTTCAATTTATTTTCTAAAGTGCTGAAAATCAAAGAGAAAAAAACAGCAGCTAACAGCACCTATACAAAATAAAAGCCATCAAAATACTGCTATAATTGAACCATCGTGCAAGGCTTTTACTTCGTATAGCTGCAACACGTTAGCTGCTATGCCTTTGCAGACGTTCAATAGCATATCTATAACCCTCCTCAAATCCTTTGTTGTAATAATTGTGAACATACGAACCATATTTGTCCTTATGCTTTTGATACTCTTTTCGTGCCTTATTCCTCATATTTGGTCTGTGTTCCAAAATGGCACAAGCAGCTAACAGGGTATTGCCGTCATTGGCTGCTTTAATACTTTTAATTGTCTTTGGTGCTTTCATTATCTTTTAGTTTTTAATTAAACATTTGTGCTAATTTATCGCCAACGAACGGCAATACCCGACCGTTGGCAGCAATGTTAGACATCCCAAGTAATTGAGTAAAGACCTCTATCATTTGGACTGCTCGACACGTTAAAATAAAATGTTGACTTACCACTTTCTAATAATTCAAATGTATCAATGAAAAAGCCTTGCAAATCTTTTGAAGTAAACCTCAATGAATGTTTGTCTTTTCTTCTTAAAATAAAAGCATCAGGCTCATCGTCTTTAATTACAAATCCTGTTTTTGCTTTTTGGTTAAAGCCAAACATTAACCCATTGTCATTGTCAACATTTAAAATATCTGCTAACTTTTGACTTATCAAAAATCTTCCAGTTGGGTATTCCAACTTAATTACGGGATTGTTATAAGTTCTGCAATTCCCTGTTTTGTTTGTTCGTTTTACGAAAATTATATCTTCCATTTGTTTAAATTTATTAGTTCGATAAAAAACACTGCTGCCAACACACGTTTGGCAAAAGTGGCGGTGCAGTACTCCGCTTGACATTTACTGCTAAATTCAACATTCGTTTTCCGCATTGGAATTTGTGGTAAAAATCCCCACCTTCGCCAAGCGTGGGAACGTTATAGGGCATTTAGCGACCCGACAATTTCGTTTATTGATACAACCGATTTATAGTTTTTAATAAGCACTTTTGGTTTCAGTTTCATTGCTTTTGCAACCTCTGTTAATTTATCATCTGAAATATTATGACCGTGAGTTTTAGCAATATAAATCGCTGTTCCAAAATTGCTTGTTTTTTGTTCTTTCTTTTCCATTTTGACTGAATTAAACGCCCTATAACATACGCTATACAAAAGCAGGGGCTTGGTCTGCAATTGAAGCGGTGTGCATCTATTTATCATTCGTGGTAGGCTGAAAGGGAGTGCATATTAACCCCTGCCTTCGTATAGCGTCAGCCGTTAGCTGCAAGTGCTGAAAGCATCGTGCAATCTTTGAACTTTATCTTTACAATGAAAGATTGCCAACTGTGCTGCTGCTTCTGCTGTAACGCATTGCAAAATCTTCTCTTTAATGTTTAATTCGTAACAGTTCATTATCCAAGTGTTCGGGTAATAAATATGCCCAATTATTATTGATATTCTACAACCACCAACTTCTGTTTCAAAAACAGTTGGCACTCTTTCGGTGTCATTTCTTGAATACGTTGTTGCGTTTTTCCAAGTAGCACCAGCAGCTAACAGCACATTTGCAAAAGCAAAGCACGACTGCTTAATTTCAAGTTTTAGTTCTTCTCTCATCTTTTTGTTGTTATTTAAAGTTTTGTAATTCTAATGCTTTGCCTTCGCAAATCTGCAAAACGTTATGTACCATTTTAGGCCACCAACGACCACGCAATAAATGTTTTATCTTTTGATAACATACCACTAACTTCTTCCCCTTGTTTGTAAGCGGTGTATCTACCATCTAATGACATATTGAAATTCCAACTGCCATCTGTATGCTTTGTTAGTTTACATCCACTTAAATTAAACACACCTAAATCAGTAATAACTTGTGGTACTCCGTTGTCTGCTGCTGATAATATTCCAATCATAATTTTCTGAATAAAAACGGCACATAACAAGGGTTTTGCGTAATAGCCATATCAAGTGTCGTGGTTAATTTTAAGTTTATACTAAGGGCTACTACGCAAAGCCCCGATACGTTATAAGCAATAAAATTAATTTCCCCACACACGAATGTGGTCAGTAACTTCAATCTTATCCTTATACAAGCCTATTCTATCAATCTTTTCGCCTTTCATATCAAACGAAAAACAAAGTTCAGTATCTTTTACTCTAAGGTTTACCCACCTTCCACTATCATCACCTAAAGCACCTTCATCCACTTCACCTAATCCTGTTTCTCTTAATTTTTGTGCAAACTTCTCAGCAAAATCTTGTCTTGGTTTACGTTCTTTTTTTACTTTGTTTTTCTTAGCCATCGCTCAAATTAATTTTACAGCTTATAACAGCACCTAACAAAAATGGCTGCTACAAGCATTTGTTTTTAATTCAGAAGTTCTTACAAGCAGCCACTTCTGTTAGCTGCAAACCGTTATGCTCCATTGCTACGTGACCGCTTCGATTTGACATTTGTGGAAGTTTTTTTAATCTTTTTTTCTCCTACGTTTCCAGTAGTTTTCATTACTGATTTTCGGATGATGCAAATTGCGTTTTCAAAATTTGAAGTGTCAAAATCAACTCGGTCAAGGGTAAATTTTGAAATTCCCAATTCGGGGTTTTCAGAGCATAAAGCGGACAAACTCCCATAGTATTTATGAGAGTTGTCTGCTTTGGTTTCTAAGTGAAAAATTTTACGCATTTTCTTCTTCGATTTTTACGTGACCACCTGCCTTTTTACTATACATATAGCCATCAGGTGCGTTGTAATCTGTTTCGCCAACTAAATAATATAAGTTCATATTTTTCATCAATCCGTCAGCATCTTCCATTACAAAATCAGAATGAAAAACTTTTGTTTCAGGAGATTTATCCCAATTAGCTGAAAAATCAACTATTTCTCCATCGCTCCCAAAGTCACCATAACTAACGTGTTGAGTTCTGCCGTTGTTAGTTACTTCGCACTCATCTTCTAACCTTGGAAGTTTTTCTGAATTTTCGTTAAAAAAGTCCATAAGTGCTTCACTTACTTCTTGTAAATCTGCATCGTTAGTGAATTGCTCAAAGTCAAATCCTAATTCGATTGCTTGGCTAATGATTGTGTTTTTGATTAAATTTTTCATTTTCTTTTTGTTTTAATTGTTAATGATTGTACAAATATAAGACACTTATTTGTAACTAACAAATAAAAAGGCACTTTTTTTTGTAATTATTTTCTAAATCATTGATAATCAAACAGAATATTTTTGTATCTTTGCTTTATGAAAATCGAAAATCTTAAAAAACACTCCGCTATTCCGTTGATAGGCGTTTACTTTTTGTATAAAAACGACAAATTAGTATATATTGGTCAAAGTACCGATATTTTGCTTCGGGTTAGAAATCATTTTAAAGAAAAAGACTTTGATAGCTATTCGTATTTTGAATGCGAAACATCAGAACTAAATGAGGTTGAGCGGTTATTTATTGGGAAGTACACTCCCTTATTAAACAAATGCCTAAATATCAAAGAACGAAAAGAGAGAAAAAAACAAAAGCATTTAATTGTGTGTAATAAAGAAAATAATCGACTTCGTAAATACTACTCTATTTTTGACATTAAGAAAAAATACCCACATCTTAATATTGATGAGCTTTCTGAATGCTTTGAAAACAAAGGAAAAAAGAAAATTGAAGACCATTTATTGATTATTTATTAAACAAATATTTTTCACTTATTTGTAATTTTCTTTGTAAAGTGTTGATTTTCAATTGAATTATTTTTTCCACCGCACAAAAAAAGATTTAAAAAACCTTGCTCAGATTGAAGTTTAGTGCTGAAAAAACCGCAACGAGAGCATAACACACGTTTGGCAAAAAAGCTGGTTTAGTGCTAAATTGAACATTCTTGCTTTCTATTGGATTTTTTGCTAAACCGAAAGTCTGTGCTATCAAGTCCGCTTCTTCGCCAAGCGTGGGAAAGTTAGCGGTAATACTAATACAAGTACTCCGAGAATAATCTGTTGCCTCGAATTTCCTTAATATCCATTACCTGATTTTCTCTTAATGCAATTATCAACGCTTCTTCACGGCTTACAAATCTGTTTTTAGATGTAAGGAAGCCTTGTTCATTTTCTCCACTTTCTGCATCTCGCAAACCAGTTACAGCACATTTGGTATAAATGCAATGTCCGTGTCTATGTCCGCTAAATACTAATCCTATTGGGCAGTTTTTGGGGTTTGTGCTTTCAAATGGTATTTCCTTTTTAATTGGAATTTCTTTATACCAAACAGCAGCACAGATTATTCGCTCCGAATCCGTACTACCGCTAACAGCACATAGGCAAAAAAGCCGTTTCAGTTTCATAAGAATATTTTTCATAAGTATTAAATTTATCGTTTCAAATTAAGTTCTTGTTACAGCTTCTTCGCCTATCTGCAAAACGTTGTGTGCCATTGCTTTATCCTTGTTTAATTTCATTTCTTCAATCTTATCTTTTCACTAAACCTCACACCAAACTCCATTTGCAAACTAGAATTTAACCCACCTTGCAAACTGATTAAATGCCTATCAGAAATAATAGCATCTAATCCGATTCCACCATGATACGATGCAACTGTTTTGTTGGATATGGCAACACCACCGTATATGCCAGTGTAAATTTTTACTAAAGATTGTTTTTGTTGTACGGTTATCGTTTCCCGTTTTATTTTCCAAAGTTCGGGTTTAAGGTTGCGCCATTCAATAGCCATGTTTAAAATCTCGTTGTTTGCTACGGTTGCGGTTGCGGTTGCTCTGAAATTGTCTACTGAAATGGTGTCGAATTTGTAGAGGTTGGTGTCTAAACAAGTGAAATATTGCTTATCGGTATCATTTGTGTAGAAATAAGTATTTTCAAAACTATCTATTTTAATTTTAGAAATGTACCCCGCAAGTGTGCCGTTCTTATGAGAGGCCTCGGTGGAACTTTTATATTTTCTAGTACCAACTTTCTCAGGCTTAAAACTAATCTTCTGAGCCGTATCTTTATTTGGCGCAGTAGAATCTCTATACTCGATTTTTACCGTACCTACCGATTCATTACATGGGTATATTTTAGGGTATAGCAGAAATCCGCATACACCACCGCATAATATTGAAAGTAGCCAAAATATGGCGATTATTGAAAGTGCTTGTGTTTTAGTCATTTGTTTTAATTTGATTCAAATATACAAACTTCTTTAAAGTAAAAAAGGCTACCTTTCGGCAACCTCCTTTTATCATTAAAACAAAAACACTGATGCAAATGTAGTAAATTATTTCACACCGTAAACTTTTTTTAATTTCGATAACCACAATTTTCTGTCTTCAAGTCCATTTATTCCACCGTTTATGCGCCTTGTAATTATCATTATGTCGTCTTTGTCGGCATAGCTATTTAAGCCTTTACTATTCCAAAACCACCCCGCAACATCTATATAATAATTATCAGCAACAAGTTTTGGATTTGCTAGTAAGTCAACACCGATAAACCTACCGTATTTATCGTAATTAGTACGCCCCGTTAATTGAATTGCGCCACGTCCTTTGAATAAAACACCGTCACCCTTAACTATATTGCCTAAGTCTTTGCGACCTTCATAAGCCACTCCACTTGCAATTTCCTCTTTGTATCTTAATGCACCTGTTTCGTGCAGAATTTGCGCTAAAAAATGGCATTTTCTTAGTGGTGTGTTAATCAAATACTTTGCAAAGCATGGCGTTAATTGGTTATAAACATCTAAAACACGGTCAGATTTTGTGTTTGGTAGTATTGACTGAAACTCGGTTAATGTCATGCTTCGTATTTTGGCAAATTATCAATAAATTCAGTCGGCTTAACTGCTGTTTGCTCAGTTACAGTTGCTCCGTATTGCTCTATTAAAGTATATGTGTCAATGTACCATTGCTTAATTGCGTTTGCTTCAACTCTATATTGAGAATCTGGTTGCATCGCCCACATAGTTAGTTCGGCCATGTCGATATAACCGTTTGCCGAAAGAATAGATTTAAACAACTCATCGTGCAACTGATTAATTTCTGCTAGGTGAGTCTCTTTGCTCCATACATATTTACCAGCCATTATCAAATCGCATTCACTTTGCGTTACAAGCCTTTCTCCATTTTCGTCTATTAGTCGAATCATATTTTAATTAATTTAATAGTTAACCTTAAATGGGTTACAATTGCTCCACCTGCAGTACTAGGGTTAAATGATACGTATAAATAATGTTGTGTAGTTAAGTCAGCACTTTTAAGTGTTGTTGATGTTGAAGAGCTCACATTATCGTCATTAGTATTTGTACTTGCACTAATACCGAATATGCTTCCAGTTGAACCACCGAAATACTTAAATCTACGAGTAACTGGGAAGCCAATTCCAGAAGATTCGCTTTTAAATCCTAAAACTGTTTGATTCCCTATTGCATCTGCTCCACTAGCACCGTCTATTGGGGATAAATAAGTACCAACTCTTAATCTGTGCGAAATTGCAGAACCTCCAAACAAAGTTATTTGCGCATGTGAGGAAACTTCTATTATATAATTTAATCCATCAACCGGTAAAGGAATAGAATATATGCAAGTTTCAACTGTCTTACCAGTAACAACTGTAGGTGTAATTGTTTTGAATACAACTAATGGCACTTCTGTTTTTAATGCAAAATTTGAAGTATCTGGTATTGTAGGTTTATTTAAAATCTGAGCATCTCCACTTGTTGCATTCCAATCTGCATTTACATTTACCTCTGCACCAGCTTGTATACCATTTAGTTTATTTTTTTCAGCAGTTGTATAGTCATTTTCGCTTAATCCTTTTCCAGTTACTTTATCAACTTTGTCATCGGTAATATTGGTAACGAATGTTTCAGTAGCCAATCCAGCAATGCTTGGAATAGTTGGCTTGTTTTTTATAAAGTCAACTTGTGTGTTATTTGTTTGATTCCAGTCGCTTTGAACTTGTGTAATGCTTCCACCATTCGGAAAATTTCCATCGTAAAGCGTAAACGATACAACCATTTGTGAGGCTGTCAAATCTAAGTTTACAGTTTCACCTCTGTATGTTATTTCAAAATCTATTCTCATCTTGTTACAGCTTGAAGTACATCTAATTTACCTTTGATGTATATTTTAGAACCAATGTTTGAAAAGACAATACGAATATCGTAAGCGTAACTACCCGCCTTTATATCAACTGAAAAGCGTTTAAAGGATAGTTTTTTCGGTGTACCTGATAATATTTCAAAGTCGTCACCGCTTAATGAAAATCGCTTAATAACCGTTGGTGAATCGGGTTTGTCTCGTACATATAAATCCACCGAAGTAATCAAATCGCAACCGTCTAAAACAGTTCCATCGGGCAAAGTCATGGTAATTGGCGTTTCAAAACCTTCCCAAATTGTACCGAATATCATTGCACGGTCGCCAGTTAAATCATACGTTTGTGGTTTCATCTTCTTTTTTTGATTTTGTATCTTTAGCTATTTGCAAAGTATTGTACCCACCGTACATAAATAGCGCACCACTTAATAATAGCACATCATTTACGTTAATGGCATCGGTACATTTCCAGCACATTTGACGGCCTGAATAGTAAATAACTATCATAAATGTAGCTGAGCTAAACGAAATAAACCGCTCTATCTTTTTACTAGATAAATCGCTTTGCTTTTTACTGAATGTGAGATATATTTCCTTTGCAAACTCTTTTATTGTCATTTCTATTTCTTTTTAAGCCAAACTTTTATTTTGTCACCATGCTTTTTAAAGTATGGTTTAATGATTTTTATTAACCACAATCCGATTGTAGATACCACAACCGATAATAGCGATTTTCCGATTAATACCGCAATGCCTACCGAAATGTTTACCATTGACTGTTTCCATGTTAAACCGTCTAAAAAATCATGTGTAGCGTCTAAAATTCCCATTATAGAACTAAAAGATACGATTAGCACGTCTTCAGTGTGGCTACCGAAATAGCGTTCGTATTCCTTTAAGTTAAACCCATTGAATATTCCAAAGGCTACAAAGCCTACCCACTTTAATATCCAATATCTTAACTTTACCACCTCAATGCCTGTCACTTTTTAAATTTTAACCATGTAATAATTAATGCAAATACCCAAAAAACAATTTCCCATAAATCAATTTCTGCACCCGTTCCTATTATTTCTTTTATCGCTGTGTATATTGAAAACTCAAAAAAAACAAACTCAAAAACCGTGTCTATTTTCTGAAAAGCCCACACCATTATACCAATAGAAAAAGGGATAAAGAACGATTGCGTTTCCATTGCTTCCAGTCGAGTAGGTTCGCACACATCCGATGGAATAAATAACCTAAAAGCCGTGTTGAATAGGTAAGCCGATGTTATTATCAACTTACCTATTAACGGACAAAACCTATTTATTAGGTCTTGGTTTTTTTTTCGGACGAGTTCCAACAATTGCATTTATAATGTCTTTTGTTTTTTTTTAATATCAACTTCCAATGAAGTTCACCGTTCCCTTTTTCTTTTTTTACTTCCATATATTTATACGCTTATAGTACAATTTTTTGAAATAAGAATTGTTTCTAAATCTGTGCCTGAAACTGAATCTATGTTGTTTGTAAAGTAAACATTACAGCTACTAGTAAAGCTAGGTTGAGCATTCGCCCATGTTTCACTTGCTGTATATCCTGCGATTGTCATTTGATTTCCACCTAAATCTAAACTCTGTAATCCAATTGGTAGTGCAATACTTGGGTTAAAGTCGACTATTTGGTTGTAACCTAAATATAAATTATGTAATCCAATTGGTAGTGCAATACTTGGGTTAAAGTCGACTATTTGGTTGCTAGCTAAATCTAAACTCTGTAATCCAATAGGCAATGCAATACTTGGGTTAAAGTCGACTATTTGATTTCCACCTAAATATAATTCCTGTAATCCAATAGGCAATGCAATACTTGGATTAAAGTCAACTATTTGGTTACTATTTAAGTATAAAAATTGCAGTCCAATAGGCAATGCAATACTTGGGTTAAAGTCGACTATTTGGTTACTATTTAAGTATAAAAATTGCAGTCCAATAGGCAATGCAATACTTGGGTTAAAGTCGACTATTTGGTT